TGAAAGCACTGCTGACTATGTACGAATCTTAGCAGAAGTATCACGGTTTAAAGAATATAGAGAACTAAGGATGAAACAAGTATTAGTAAGTGAAGTTAATATTGAAGAATTAATTAAAACACTTGCTCCGTTTGCCGCAGATCCGTTTTACACGTACAAAGTAAGAGATACAGTCAACTACTTATTTGAGCATTATCCTGATTTATTTAGTACCAGAGAGTATACTTCTTAGTCTTTCTTATCCAGGTTATGTCCTATAACAAATATCATAAATGCTATAAAACCAAGTAAAGCAATAATTACTACTAAAGATGTTAATATAGCTATTTCACTCATCTCTTTTTTCTCTTTCTTATTTTCTTATTCTTATAACGAGCAGAACGTCTCTTACGCTTGCTACTTCCAATTTTTCTTCTTCCCTTACCGTAGCCATGACGACCTGTACGAGCCATTATACATCGACTCCTTTTCCTACAGGTTTTCCAGGGTCCCTGGACTTTAGATGAATATTAAAGGCCATTGATCTTCTCTCTCCTTTAGATCGAAAAGGATATACCTGGTGTGCTAAATGACTGGGAAATAAATATAAGTCTCCTATTTGTGGTTTAACTAAATATGAATGATTAGCAAAGTGATTGGGCATCGACCCGAGGAACTCTAAACAACCTACGGTTGGATGATGATCCTCACGTCGATACTCCTCCTCATAGCCGGGAGGCAACTTGAGGAAACAGACACCAGAAAGATTAGCATCATGGATATGAAGAGGATTAAAATCACCTGCATATTGACTAACAACCCATGCTCTGTATGACATATCCGTTTTTTCTAGATCAACTTGCTCTTTAACCGTCTTATTTATATAATCACTTGCAAGTTTACTTAAAAGCTGCTCCATACTAGGAATTTCTTGTAAAGGAAAAGCAACTTCATATTTAACATTTCCAGCTAAATTATCGTGCCAATCTAATTCTTTACGTCTTTTTTTATCCTTTAAAATATCTTCTGATACTTTGTTAACAAGATCAATAGCCACTTGTGGAATAGATGCTTTCATCACACTAGGACCAAAGGGCTGATAAATATCGTAACTAATTTGCTGGCTTGTTGTCATCTTTTTTTTCTTCTGCTGGTTTAGCTACAAAAAATTTAGTTATCATTTCTTTTTTACCCATAGCATCGTGCATAGTTTGTATCTTTTTATCGATCTCAGTTACAATATCAGAGTGTTCTCCTATACCTGTAGCGTTAGCTACATAAACAATACATTCAGCGAAAGCGACTTCAAACTCCGCATCATATTTCTTTTGTAGTGCTTTTATTAAAGCAGGTGCAATTACATTATTCATTATTTCCTCCTAATTTCTTTAATGTATTAATTAATTTTTGTTTTTCTTCAAACTTTTTTTCTCCTTCTGCTACAATAATATTCCATTCTTCAAAAGAATATTTTTGATCAGTTCCATCCTTATAAAAGACATGCTTGAGAGCTTGCACACCTTTTTCAGGATACCTGGGGTGAACATCATTAATGTCCTTTACCCATTCAATCTGTTCGTACAAAGTCATTTTGATATTGCAAGAGTACTTTTTCCTAACAGTTTAAAAGTTTCTTTACGTGTTTTTTCATCATCACTTGATGACCATATACGTTTAAAAGTATCAAGAGTTTTTAATTTCTCTTCTTTACTTTTAATAATCTTTTTATCATCAACAATAATGTCAAGTAATGTCTTTCTTGTATTTAATATTTTATCGTCCAAGTTAAACCTCCCTGGAAGCCCGTCTCTCCGGGCTGTCACACCGTTTCCTATCCGAAAAGGGTAAGGAGAATGTCAAGGTGTCTGACATCTCATCCCATTGATGTAAAATCTGAAGTTTTAGCGGATCTTCAGATACACCTAAAATACAGTTTTTTATATAAAATTGCAAGTATTTAGGATGATTTAGATTTAGTAAAAGGATTAGATCGTAGAACATCTTCTTTTACACCCCATTTTATAATTGGCAAAGAAAAGGGTGGAATTGGCTTAAATTTAGGGCTTTTCGGGGAATATTTTAATAATTCATCCCAATTTCTATCATCAACCATCTCCTGGACTTGATAAGCAGCTAAAGATTCACTAAAATCACTAACTTTATAGGTAATTGTATTTACCTGCCTAACAACAATTTCATATTCTTTTAGCTCATACTTATCTTCAGGCATGAGCCCCACCATTTTTAACTTTTCTTTTTTTCCTTGTCTTATCTTCTTTATCAGTAAGCCATTCAATAACTTTACCGACCGATCGTAAATCTTGCTGTGCGAATGATTGTAGTTTATTCCACACAGGTAATTTTACTGCAACGGATTTATATTTTGATACGTCTGTCATATTCCTCCTAATAGGATAATTATTACTATAATAATGAATAGTATTGGTTTCCAACAAAGAAGAGTAATAGCTAATACCAATAAAAAATTCATTTTTCTATACTATACAAAAGCCTCCGAGGGATTATCTTGTGGTCACCCTCAACCTTTTCCCGACCAATCAACATTTCCTAAATGTTAACTAGTACTTCAGAACCTAACTTTAAGACCTCATCCATTTGGACATACTTCTTAAAATCAGTGCCTTACAACTCAGTTATTGTTGTTCAGCCAGGAGGATATATCAATTGCAATTGACATACTCTTCTTTCGTATATCTGTATTATATGGCAATTAAATGGGAAAATCAAGTAAAATCAGTGAATAGTTGGGTCTAAGTCTATCTCAGGCTCAAAAATAACTGATTTTTCTTCCTCTTCCTCAAGTTCCATCAAACCACCACAATCTGTGCATTTATAAACATTATCTCCAATATCAGTTTTTGTAGGAAAGGTTGTCTCTTTACAAAAAGGACATACTGTTGTGACTATTTTTATTTCTTTATCGCTCCCCATGACTTTCCTTCCTTCGCATCAACTTTACTTGGTACTTCTAGTTTTACACAATTTTCCATTATACTTTTTATTTGATCACGCATTGCATCGTCTTTTATTGAAACGTTTAACTCATCATGAACTTGAATATGAGGAGTAATACCAGCCTTATGGACTTCTATCATTGCCTTTTTTGTTTGATCAGCTGCACTGCCCTGGATTAATTTATTCAATGCTTTGTATATAAAACCTCTTTTTAAACTTGATCCATATTTTCTTACTGCATCTTCTCTTGGTAAAGGCTTGTGAACACCCCATCTTGTTGGTTCCCATAAATCAAAATGACATATACGACCAAGAATAGTTCTTACTTGTCCATTATCATTTGCTGTCTTCATTGCTAAACTCATTAATTGTTTAACAAAAGGAACACGGGAATGATAAGTATCAAATAATTCTTTTGTATCTTCTTCACCTAATCCTAATTGACTTCCTAATTTCTTTTGACCCATTCCATAAAATAATCCGAGGTTCATGGTCTTTGCTACACGTCTCTCTATTCCTGCCATGTCTCCAGCAATCTGATGAAAGTCTGTGGACGCATCATTATTATACGCACCAACAAATTCTTCTGCACCATCCAAACCACCATGTGTTAAAGCTGCAAAATGAACGACAAGGCGTGGTTCCTGTTGTGAATAATCAAAACTACCCCAAGTACATCCTTCTTCTGGAATAAATAATTGTCTTATAAGAGGACCAATCTTTTCATTTCGAGAAGGAATTTGCTGTAAATTTGGATTTGACATGCTCAAACGACCAGTAATAGTACCACCTTGGTCCGATTTTAATTGGTTAATTTCTCCATGTATTCTGCCATTATGTTCATGTTTTAACAGTGAATCAATAAAAGTTGATCTTGCTTTATAGAGCTCACGTGCTTGAACTATCTTTTGTGAAAAAGGATCATTCAATGAGGCTAAAAAGTTCTTATCAAAACTAGGAAGACCAGTTGGTGTTTTATTATATTTTATTTTTTTCTTATCGAATGCTTTAGCAACAGATGTTGGAGCAAATACTTCTACTTCAAATCCTATTTCTTTTTTAAGTTCTAATAATAACTTCTTCTCTTCCTTTTCTATATCTTTTTTAATTTTATGTGCTTTATCTAAATCTAAACGAACACCTTTCCATTTCATATCTATTAAAACAGGAAGGAGCTCTGTCTCTAGATCAAAAATACTTGTTAATTCTTGTCTCAATATTTCTATTTTTAATGTGTTCCATAACCGAAGAGTAATAGCTGCATCTTGTTCAGCGTATGGTCCAACATATTGATAAGGTAATTTATACATTTCTGCTTTAGCATCTACTTGCCATGCTTGTGCAGCTTCATATAATAATGATTCATTTTTCTTTTCTTCTATATAATCTCTTGCAACTGCATTTAAATTATATTGTCCAGGCATTCTATTTTCATTAATAAGAGCAGTAGCTATCATTGTATCAATACAACGACCTTTAACTTCTAGTCCCCAACGACGTAGCCATCCAACATCATAACTTGCATTATGAAATATCTTATCTACATCATTACTTAAAATAGGTTTAAGTTGTTCTCGTATAATATTTTCATCAAAATTTCCTCCACCTTCATGAGCTAAAGGAAAGTATCCTTTCCATCCATCTACAGCTAAAGCAATACCAACAACTTTTCCTCTTCCTGTTGCCCATCCTGGTCCGAGGTCCTTGATGTGTGGATCGTGTGTCTCTAAGTCAATTGCAATCTCCTTGGCCTCTGATAAATCAGGAAGACTCTGAGGTGGTATCCATTCTTTAGGGGGCTCAAATAGTGGTTTTTGTGTCATTTTTTACCTTTCTTTTCATGTTCTTCTACCCATTCTTTAATAGCTTTATCTGTCATTCTTCCTCTTTTCTCTCCTTCCGATTCAAATGATATATGTCTATCGGTTCTCTCTTCTATTTCCCCTGCTATAGCGGCATATGCCGCAAGGTCAAGGTAACTGTCCTTCTTATGAGCATGTTTTAATCGTGCAATTTTAAGTAGACCCATGCAAATAGCAACATCGTGCGCTGATATTTCTACATCAAGATAGGCACTCCATAGCCTTGCAATGTTCTGATGATTAGTAAGTTTATCACCATAATCTTCATGGCGATCCGTTTCGACAAGTTTCTTTGCTTCTTCTAAAAGGTCTGCTGATACAAATAATGGTTTTGGTGTCATTTCTTTGCCTTTGATAAATATAAAATAGCATTCATCAATCTATCAATGTCATCCTTAAAATTACCTATGCCGACATTACATTGATGACATAGTAATCCTCTTGGTTTTAAATCAGGATTATGTCTATATTCTTTTTGTGTGTATATATGGTCGTGATCAATAACAGCCTGGTCTTGTTTACTCTCTGAATTTTTAGGTGACTTTAACACACTTTTACCACAAATTTGACACATAGGTTTTTGTTCCTTGTACCAATTAGCAAAAGTTTCTCCCCATCTACATTTTATTTTTCGAAGACGAAGTTTCATTCTTCCTTCATCTGTTGCACGAAGTTTCTTTTGTTCCTTTTCACAACTACGAAGATGTGCAAGTCTTCCTTTTTCTGTTTTAATATATCTTTCTTGTCTTTCTCTTGCGTAAGCCATTAATAAAATACCTCTCTAAATTCTCTTTCACTTTGTGAATGAACAATATGCAATGCTTTCTTTGCTCTTGTCATCCCCACATAAAACACCCGGCGCTCATCGTCAGGATTCTTATAATAAGACTCGTCTGCCTTACGTGGCATATCCGTTAATAACATAACATTATCAGCTTCGCCACCCTTTGCTCCATGTATCGTTGATATATTGATCCGTGGTGCGCGGTTCAGGTTTTCTCGTCTACGTAACGCTGCGACAATATAAACCACCTCGCGCATAGGCATACGGTCTAAAGCCTCGTGCCATATTTTTTCTTGGGGCACCAGGAGTCCGTGATTCATTACTAAATGCTCATAATCATATAAGGCTTCAGGGTCAGCA